ACAATCAATAAGATGTGATTCAATATCAAAATTATCTGCTACTTTATTTTTTATGTTTTTCATTTTTCCAATCTCGGACTCTAATTGATTAAATTTTTTAATCCCCGTACGTGCAATTATTCGCCCGTGCGGATGTTGTGTTGTTATACGGTAAAGCAGACGGGGGATGCTATTTTAACTTTTATTTTTTATTCCTTCGGGTATTATATTCTTCTTCAGAAACACCCGCCCACTGTAGCAATTCAACATCGCCATTGTCAATGTATTTTGCCAATGATTGTAACTCCGTAATTTCGCCGTAGCTGATTCGCTCCGCTTTTATTTCTTTTCTCAAGTACTCTAAGCGTTTTTTAGCCTCTTTTTTTATTCTTTCTCTGGCGTTTTTACAAAGAATATCACAAACTCTTTTTTGTCTTTCTTTACTCTCTTTTGCTAATTTTCTTTGTCTTTTATTATATTGTATTTTATCGTAATCCATATTTTTTTAATTATTTAACGAATAAATCGTATGATGTACAAAACAAATTAGATGTTGGCAAAAATATTATTTTCGCCTCCGTTGCGTCTAATTTATTTAGTATTTTTTCTAATTCACTACCCTTCGTGCCCCCTGGTGCATCGCTCCATTCTCCAGTCAACCATCCCGGCAATTCTTTGCCATCAATCTCTGTTATTTTTCTCCATCCTGTGTTTTTCCTTGCCTTCGCTTCAAAATATCCACGCCATGCATCGGACTTATGGTATAGCTTATAATAAATTCCGGTTCTGATTTTTTCAAAGCTCTTAAAGCTTTATCAGTATCCCCGGATTGATTATACTCGTCAAACCAAATTGTGTTTTTTTGTATCATATTTTTCCAATCTCGGACGTATAAAATTTAATTTTTTATGCATCCCCCTTCGCTCGTGTACGCCCGCTTTACCGTATAACTTTTATTTAATTTTCAATGTGCTTGAATATATACACTCGTATACACTCATATACATTATAATACGCTTTTTTTATTCTGATTGCAAACGGGAAGGGTATTTTTCAAGGGTAAAATGACTACTATTCAAGCCATTATTTAGCCCTTGCTCTCGGTTATCCACAACAATACACTCGTGTACATCAATTCTTGTGTGCTTTTGTATGCCTTCGTGTGTATTGCTATGTATGTATTGATGCACTATCAAGCCATAAAAAAACCGCCCGCCCGTCTCATAAAAAGAAACGGACGGACGGCTTGTAATAGAATAAAAAAACAATCTGCCGGACTCCCGGCTTTTGTGATTGCTCGCAAAACCCACCCCATAAAATTATTAAAAAAATATACTCAATCAAAATCGTGTTTGCATTCTTTTGTTTATGTTCTTCCGGGTACTTTTCAAGGGCTGAAGAAAAGAAAAACCTCCCGGGCTTTTCTTATCCTTTCAAGTATCTTCAAGTCTACTGCATGCATTATCTGTTGCATCATTCAAGCTCTGTACTTTTAGCGGGCTGAGAGTATGGAATGCAACGCGTATCTACGCGTGTCTACTCAAGGACTTTTCAAGGGCTGTGTGATAATCTTAACTATTATTTTCTTAGCCCTCCTTAAAATTCACTACCCTATTCCTTTTCGGTCGCCCCTTAAAATGCTTGCGTAGCAAGCTACCTTCTTTCGTATCGTTTAACCTATGGATTTTTGTGAATGGTAGTACGTCATGTCTTTTCTAACTTATTAAACACTCTCAAGACACCCCCTAAAAATTATCTTTTTTAGAACCCTTCAAAATTCACTTCTCCGGAACTGAATTTTTACGGGTGAGGATTAAAAATTTTGAGGGGTTTTTAAGCAATAGGAGGAAGAGGTTGTAGGCAGCGAGAATCCCCGCGGTTTTTCTTTTTCTGGCGAACGAAAAAGTAATTTTCCGCGGTGGAGCTTCCATAAGGATTTTTCCATTATTTTATAGGTTGTAGGGGTATCAGTTTTTAATTGATACCTCAACTGCAGTTTTAAGCAATCTGGAGTAGTCGGTTATGTATGCAGCGCGAATCTTCTCCCGGTTAAGGAAACGTGCCCTGGTCTTGCGTGACCACGTTTAGAAACAAGTTATATTCTCTACTATTGTTTCTACCACTGCCTGGTGGCATAGATTGATTCGTGAACCCTCCGCCGAAGCGGACAAGAACGGTTTTCTTGAATTACGCCATTACGTAGGTGGCGCAATCCTCAGGGTATGGATTTAACCTCATTTAAGAGGAATAGCATCTTACCCTTATGGATACTTAGATTTTTATTTAGAAGCAGTCGTCCGACATTAGAATCATTTTAGGACATTCGCTTCGTTGTTAATCTCTACGGAATACGAGAGGGAGAGAAATCGGAACATCATGAATTACATTGGAGTGCAATCCCTGCCGAAACAGTTTAGATGTGATTTCATCAGTCCCCCGCTTATATCCCTTAGAGATACGGGTAGGGATAAGTCGCCTGGTAAATGCTACATCTTCTAAAAGAGCGCTTACCCTAAGACTTTTTCCCACCTGTAGCTCCAAGTGAATAGGAGTGGATACCTGTGGATAACTCATTTGCTTTATTTTGTCGCATTTGCTACAATAACAATGCATACTGGATTAGCAAGAAACCCACGGCTCAAAAGGCTGTGGGTTTTTTGTTTCCGAGTGCAATGCTATTGATGAAAAAAAACCTTCATGATTTTCTTTAATCAATGTCTTTGTACTTATTAAATTTTTAGAAGATGTTTTTAACATAGTGAATTAGTGTTTTATTACCTTATGAAATTAGTATAGCAAATAATAAAAATAAATCAAATATCTAAAAGTGCATATCTTGTTGATAACTTTTTATTTTTCCACCATTTTAACCGGATGGTTAATATGGTTGACAGGATAACAAAATGATGTTTCTATCGTTATATTTAGTGAGGGGATAGTTAGCCCCAAAACAGAGATAACGACTTTGTGCGCCTCACCGAAAGGGGGCGCTTTTATTTGTATTTGATTTTATTATGTATTATAATAGATTCAAGGCAATGGCTGTTGATTTACATCAATCGCCCATGAAAAATTCTATAGCAAACACAGAACCACACTTTACTGAATTATTGGTAATGTGGGATAAAAATAAAGACCGTTTAACAAAAGCGGATATTTTTCAAAGGTGGACTAAAAAGATTAAACCGGATGTTCCGGTGATTACGGTTACTCAGTTTATAAATTATACACGGAATCTTAACGAACGGGAGAAAGATAGAAAAATTCAAGAAGAAGGAAGCGCCATCGTTGATAGAATTATTAAAAGTAATGAAGCGTCATTAGTAGAAATAGAAGGTGGGATTAGAAGCATTACCGGAAGTTTGATAAATGATGCTCATGAGATTATGAAATTAAATGAAGAAGGAGGCGTTCCATTAAAAGAGCGCTACTTTGCGTTAGGTATCGTAGATAAAATTTGGGGAAAAGTTCAGAAGGAAAAAGAAATTGCTATTAAGGCTCATGCTGAAAAAAGAGAATCAGTTGGTATGTTTGCAAAATTATTACGTGGGGCGATGTCTGGTGAATTCACCATGAGAGATGTAGAAAATATGAAAGAAACTTATGGACATATCAATCAAGAACCTGCAAGAATTGAGGGAACTCCCGCAGGAGTTAATTAACGAACAATTAGAAACTATTTCTTTAGTAGTGGAAGGTAGACAAGACCCAGTGGCTTTCATTGAGAATATTTTAGGTTTGACTCTTTATGAGGAACAGAAAATATGGATATGGGCTACTACTAAAACTCAAAAAGAAAAATGTTATCGCTTAATGAAAGAGCGCAATATTTATTTTTCTACTCCGGAAGGATTGATTACGGATATTGATACTGTTTATTTGAAAACTTCTAAACATATTTTATGTACCGCTAACCAGATTGGTAAAACCTTTATGACTTCTTTGAAGCATATCTGGTCTTTATTTTATAAAATAGGATTGAGAGTTGATGCCGAGCATCTTGATATTGCAGAATACAAGACGCTTAACATCAGTCCTCACTCAGACCAGTCCCATAAATGTTTTGAATATGTAGAAAGAGTATTAAGGGGTGAGCTTGTTTACTATGACCCGATGACTAATTCTACTAAGGTAAATAAATTACATCCTTTAATTGATGGTTTTATTGTAGGACATAATGAAAATCTTGGAGAACTTAAATTTGCTAACGGAGGAATATTTTATTCTAAATCAGCTGCTCAAGATAAGGCTACTGCTCGTGCCGGTGAACAGTTTGGTTTAATTACTTTTGACGAATGTGCGCAATCACTTCATTTACAAACTGAAATTGCAATGTTACTTTCTCGTATTATTAGATACGGTTATTGTTTAGATTTAGTTTCTTCACCGGAAGTAGAAAAACCTTCTCATCAGGCTTATCATCGTTTAGTAAAAAAAGGAATGAAACTTCAGGAAGGTTGGTTTGCTTTAACTAATATTGGATTGGATATGAATAAATACATTCACCCGGAACAGAAAGAAAAAGCTAAAGAAGAAATTCGTTCTACTGATATTCAAAAATATAAACAGATGGTAGAAGGTAAATTCGTTTCTACCGGAAAAAGATTTTTAGCATTAGAAGTTGTTTCACAATTATTTGATAATGGAACGAGATGGGGAATAAAAAGATTAGAGATGGGAGTGCCCGGAAGAAAATATCTTTTAGTTGCTGATTGGGGTATGTCAGACACCGGAGATGCTTCATGGTTTTTTGTTTTAGATTACACGGACTACGTAGAATTAAATAGAATTTATATTGTGCATCATGAAAAAATTATTGGCGGTTCTCCTTCAATGCAGTTAGCTACTCTCAGAATTATTTATCAGAATTTTGGAGGTCGTGGAAAAAATGATGGTGAAGGAAATGTAGAATGGTATCCCGTAAAATTTATTATGGATTCAAATTCTATGGGTGGAGTTATGGTGAAAAAAATGTTATTTGATTTAAGTCCGATTCCGTTTGATTCTCATGGAGGTACTAAAGACCAGATGTTAGCACTTCTTCATCATGTATTAAATTTTGAAAGAAGTTATGAAATAAATAAAGTTTCCGGAGACTTAATTGAAAAGAATCCGGAATTTGGAAAAGTCGGTTCATATTTTATAGAAGAACTTGAAGAGCAGCTCGGCTCTTATCAGGTTGAGGATGCTAAGTTAGAAACGGACGCTGTGATGGCGCTCGGAATGGGGGTCTGGTACTTGGAGAAGAAAATACCCAAGAAACCGGTATCCACTATTAACTTAAATCCAAATAAGAGGTATAATGAGGTTATGGGTAGACACTAAAACTATGAGTACATTTATCAAAGCACCAGAGGAAATAGAGTTATCCAATTACATTGACGAAATGGATGCTCAGTTAGAAACATTAAATGCTCGTCTTGTTTACGGGGACGGTATTTATGTTGGAGTTAATATTTTAAGAGAATTCTATAAAGGAAAACATTGGAGTTATCGTAAAGAGGGCGGAGGTGCAATGCGTACTTTTAATTATTGTTATACGGTCATAGAAAATATGACTGCCTTTCTTGCAAACGAAGCTCCGGAAACTCATTCTCAACCAAGAGATACTTCAGACCCGGTAGAAAGAGTTCGTAGTGAAGGCATTGACCAATTACTTGGTGAGGTTCATAGAATAAATAAATTTCCATTGATGTTTCAAAAAGGAGCACGATGTGGTTCTTTGAATGGAGTCACATTTATTTTTGGAGCAATATGGGATGAGCAAGCAAAAATGATTCGTTATTGGAATATTGAAAATGTAGAAAATATCCGACCTATTTGGAAGGATTCAAATTTTAATGAATTAGAAGGTTTTATAAATAGATACTATATCAATCCTGCTACTTTTAGAAAAAGATTTAAGACTCAGATTGAGGAAAGAGGAATTGATATGAATGATGTTAAACCATTTAAGGTGGCAGTAAGAAAAGTTCCTGCTATTGGAGATAAACCTTCATGGACTCGTTCTTCAAATCTTGGAATGAATATGTATGAAGTTCAGGAATATTATGACGATACATATTACATGACTCGCGTTATTGGAGAGGGTGGAAGATGTATGGTTGTAGATTTCTTCGCTCATAATTCCGGATTCGTTCCGGGTATTTGGATTCCTAATGTGCATATTCCCGGAGAACCGAATGGTACTTCAGATATTGAAAATCTTTTAGATGCTCAGGTTGCTTATAATGAATCTAAATCAAATGAAGAAGATATTATTCGTCAGGTTGCTTTCACTTCATTATGGGGAAAGAATTTAGATAATTATTCTGTGATTGAAACCGGAGTGGGTGCTCTTTATAACTTTAATGATGAAGCTGACTTACAAGCAATTCCTCGTTCTAACAATCCTTTAGTACTTGAACAGTATCAAAGAGATATTCAGGGAGATATTATCAATCTTTCCGGTCAGAATCAGGCTTTATATCCGGGCGGAGCTAAATCAGTTTTAGCTTCTACTGGTCGCGCATTATCAGTTTTGATGCAGGGTATCAATAATAAAGTATCTTTAAGAAAGAATTTTTGGAAGGATGCTTTAGAAACTCTTAATAGAAGTATCTTAATTTTAGCAGAAAAGAAAATTGATAACGCAAAACTTTTGATTGATGGAAATTATAGAACTGATGTATTTATCAGCTCAGTTTTATTGAGAGATGTTACTGAAGAAATAAATAAATTTAATGCTAAACTTCAATCAATGACTACTACTCAGAAGAATTTGGGTATTCCTTCACCGACTGAAGAACAGAAGTTAATGAAAGAAGAATTGAAAGACCCAATCTTTGGAGTAGAAATTGCCAGACAACCCGGTCTATTACAACAGATTTTGGCAGCGGCTATGCAACAAGAAATGCAGTCAGCTAATGCAGCTGGTGGTGGTTCGGAACAAAATCCTGAACTTGCTATTATGGAAGAAGAAGGTAGTGGTGCTTCACCTATAGCTGCTCCGCAGCAACGTGGCGCTTCAAAACAATCTCCTGCTGGCGCAGTTTCTGCGTCTGGTCAAAGGGCGACAGGGGCTTCAGTTGCTAAAGGTAAAAAATAAACATGGCATATAAAACTACATTAGATTCATCAGTTCAAGTTTCTATAAAATTAGGAGATATTGTTAATAAACAAATATCTACTATGACAGTGGTAAGGAAACGTGAACGCTCTCTTAAAGAGGCGAAGTTTCAACAGACCGTAATTGACCAAGGTCTTTCTTATGATGCTCAATTAGAATATAGGAAACAGCAACTGGCTGAAGAGAAGAAAGCTCCGGGCGCTGTTGATGAAGAGTATCTTTCTACTATAGAAGGTTCTATTAAAGATATTCGTAAACTTATTAAGTTTCAAAAGATTAGAAATAATTATTTGGAGAATTATGAATCATTAAAAACTGGTAAAATAAATTTAGCTCAACATCTTTCTTATTTGCAAGACCAGTATAATGCTGAAAGTGATGAGACTGTTAGAACAGAATTAAGAGATGAGATTAGTAAGGTAAGAATTGAGATAGGTACTTCAGAAGTTAATACTTTGAATAATCGTGTTTTATTAGCGCAGAAGGATGGTACTGTTAATTTATTAAATACTGTTATCAATGAGGTGGTTAATCGTAAAGCTTTTGCAGACCTCGCCGGTAATAGCGAAGAATCATCTGCCTGGGACGTATCATTAGCTGCCCTTAAAAAACAACTCAATGAAACAGAAGTTTCCAATTCTTTACACGACATAGATTTCAAAGTTAGTCAATATGGTGGTTCAAGCATTCAGAAATTAGATATGCTTAATAATCAGATTTCTACGGCTGACGGAAATTCACCGATTACCATCAATGGTACTCGTTATAATTCAGCTAAAGATTATTGGACTGGTACTCGTGATGCTTACATCAATGGTATTGGTGCTACTGGTAATTTCCAAAGCTTCTTTAATGATTTTGAAAAAGAAGTTCAGAGTAAAATTGATACTGTTTCTAAGGTTAATAAATTTGGATTTGTTCCAGTTTCTACCTTGGAAGGTATTCAGAATGATTATAATAATCTTTCTAATCGTTCCGAATTCGTAAATGTAAATACTAAATTAACTGCTTCAAAAGTATTAGCTCTTTCTTATGGTGTAGAAAAATCAGCCAATGCTTTAATTACTTCAGCTACTGAAGCTTTACAATTAAAGACTGGTCAGGATGCTTTGAAGAGTTTACAGCTTAAATTTGGAATAGATACTACGGGGAAACAATTTGAATTACAGGGTAAAATTATTTCTAAGGGTTCTGAATTGCCAGCTATTAAAAATGCCGCTGAACAATTAAAAGAAGTTGGAGCAGAAACTCCTTCTGAAGAATTACCTATCGGTACTGACCCAGAATCTTTATTCAAAGCTAATAATCAACCTACTATCATTCCAGTAAATAATGCTAAACAACCAGAAGCGACCCCTACTCCTTCAGCGCCACCGGCAGAAACCGTTGTTGTACCAGAATTTGATGAGTATGTTATTAAGAGTGGAGATACACTTTCCGGTATTGCCCAAACTAAACTTGGTGATTCTAAAAGATTTAAGGAGTTGGCTTCATTAAATAATTTAGCTGACCCAAATAAAATAGTCGCTGGTGCTAAATTAAAGATTCCTAAAAAATAACATGGCTAAATCAATTTATGGATTTGCACAATCTGCGGTTTCCTCCGGGCAAGCGATAACAAATGCCTTGAGACTTTACCAACGAGCCGTTGCTCAAGGAGCTGGTTCGGCTGGTACAATTGATAACCCAGATATTTATCGTCAAGCTCGCGATGCTTATCTCGCTCCTTATGCAGATAACGTTCAGGTTTCTACAAAGATTGCAGAATCTGTTAATGATGAAAATAGATTAAGAGATAAAATGAATGATGCTAATTTAGCTTCGGCTACATTTAAGGAATCGGTTAATGACACCCTTAAAAAATACGCTCAGGCTTATTATCAAAATCCTTCTAACTTAGTAAGTATTTCAGCGTTTGTTTATAATACTGCTGTTGATGAATTAGCTAACGAGATTGAGGTTCGTAAATCGTCCGGTCAAGGTGTTGGAGAATTAACAGCTTTGATGAGTGATTATTCCGGTAAAGCTAATAAGATGACACGTTTAGCGCGTCAGGTTATGGCATCTGGTACTCCGCAGAACCCTAATGCTTATGGGTGGTTTATTAAAACTAACCCGGATGACGGTTCAATTATTTCCTTAGAATTAGATGGTGTTGATTCAACTGATAAACAATCTGGTTTTACTCGTACTAAACAGTATTATGGAAATATTCCGGTATGGACTAATACTATGGTTGATGAAAAAGGAAATACTGTTGCCCGTATTGGTCAGAATAAATATGAATTAAAAGATAACGATGATGGTGGAAAAATCTTGGAAAATATTGGAAAACAATATGGTGGGTTCTTTAAGGGAATTCTACCCGGAGGAAAAACTCCTTCTGAAGTTAAGGAGACAAATCGTACTATCAATCTTGGTGGAATTGAATTCGGTGATGTTTTGAAATTACCAACCAATTCTGTAGCAAGAGATGCATCTGGAAATTATTATTATTATGGAGAAGATGGAGTTTATAAGGCTACTAATAAACAGAATATTCAAAAGTTTTTAACTAATAGTGGAATGAATGTTCCGGATGTAGATGCAGTTTCTTATCCTATTTCCAGAGATGAAGTAAAATCATTTGGTTCATTTACTAATGAAGATGGTACTTCAAGAATTATTGATGAAAAATTCTTGGGTGGTATTACTTCAAATGGAGCGGTTAATCAACCCGGTCTTCCTTCTTTGAATCAAAATGTAAAAGGTACTATCTCGGCTTCTCCTTTACCAGCTACTATTGCTCCGCAAGAAGGTGATGTTGCTACATTCCAAGTGCCGAGAAAAAAACCCGGAATAAAAACTACTTCTCAAATTGGAGAGGCTGATGCTAATGATATGATAAAAGAACAGGGCGAGAAATTCGGAAGTTTATTATCTCCGATATTTGAACCCTTTAAGAATTTATTAAGTAGAAAATAATTATGTTAAAAGATTTTGAGTCAAAAGTAGGAGCATATCTTAACACTCCCCCTCCAGACTTTCATGCAGCCGTATCTCAAATTGCGACTGATGAAGAGCAGAAGGGTTTTTGGAGTTCTATGTGGGAAGGTATTAAAAAACCAGCCATAGGCTTAGGTGAAGATATTGGTAGTTTGACTGAAGATTATACCGGGGCTCAACAAGCTATTACTGAATTAAAAACTGGTGAATCAGAAATTGGTAGAGCCTTTGAAGCTAATAAAGATAAAATTAGACCAGAAATTTACGCCAGATTAAAAGCAGAAAATGCTAAGACTGCCGATGATTTACAAATGATTATTGGTGAAAAACCTACTCTTAAAAAATGGATTGGTGATATTGGTGGTACTGTTTTAACTGCTGCGCCTCTTCCTATTATGAAGTTTGGCATGTTATCAAAGGTAACTTCTTCTTTCTTAAAAGCAGCAATTACTGGTGGTGGATACATGGCTGCATTTAATGCTTCCGATGCGATGTCTGATAATAAAAGCGCTGAGGAAATTCTTAAGGAAGCCGGTCAAGGATTCTTAATTGGCAGTGCTTTTGGTTCTGCTACATTTTTAGGAGCGAGAGGATTTAGTAGATTGGCTTCATTAAAACCATTTACTAATCTTTATAATAAAATATCTGAATCAGAAGTTGGTAGGTCAATCTCTCAATTTGTTAGACCGGTATCCAGCGTTCTTTCAAAAGATTTTGGAGAAGTTGGTAAGATGGTTGCTGATAGATTAGAAAGAGCTGATACTAATGTTCAGGGAGCAATGGGACGTATTATTAGAATCGGAAATGATATTGGTGCTGTATTTGGAAAGAATGAAGCTGGACGTGAGGCTTCATATCAACTTGGTAAAAAATTAAGAGGAGTTGCTTCCAGAATAAGTCCGGCAGAACCTGCGTCTGAATTTGCGTTGGGAGTTTCTACATTCCGTTCTGAACGTGCAGAAAATTTATCTAAGGAAGCTTTTGATTTAGCTATTGAAGGAAAGATAGTTGAAGCTTCTCAAAAAGTTGCTGATTCTATTGATGATGAATTAGGATTGGCGCTTAAATCAAAGGGAGTAAAGATGAAATCAACAACCCCAACGATTGGTTTTTATGAAGGAGGGAAAGAACCGTCAGCTTCTCCTCATTATTTTGGTAAATTAGATAATGATGTTAAATCAGAAATTGCTGCATTCGGTAAAAAATCTAATCAAGATTCTATTGTACTTTATCAAACCAAAGAAGCTGGTCAACGTATTACTCAATCTAATACCGATGCTTTACCAGCAATTAAAATTAAAGTTCCGGGTCTTAATGAAACTAATATTGAAGAATTTAGAGTACAATTATCTAAAAGTACTGAAGGTAAAGTAGGTGGATTTATCACTGTTAATCCTAAGACCGGTGAGATAACTATATTAAATGTTAAAGAGTTTGATAATTTAGAGAGGTCGGAATTTGAAGAGCTATTGAAAAAAGTTAGAGATGTGGTAAAATTAAATGGTGGTACAACCCAAACATTTTACACAAAGAATCTAATTTTTGATAAAAATAATTATGACAAAATCATTCAAGAGTCTGTCGGAAGCAACGCCTCAAGAGTTGGAGGCTCTGCAGCAAGACCAATCTCATCAGGAAGACTTGATGAGCGAGGACGAATTACAGGCAGAGTTTCAGGACAAGGGGCAGAACGACAGTTGGGGTTTGGAGCTCAGGAAGCCCTCGGTATCGGGAAAGAACTCCCCGGAGACCTTAAAAATTTAACTCCGGAACAATATTATAGAGCTTTGTTTGGAGACGTAGCAGCTGAAGCCGAATCAAGAGGAACGATGATTCGTATTCCGGCTGGTAAAGATGAACCCGCTCATTGGGTTAAATTTGAATCTTTAGAAAATTATTTTCCTCAACAAGTAGCCGAATTAAAAGAAATGGAAGTAGGTGGAAGATTACGCAAATGGGTAGTTAGAAGAGCTAAGGAAGAAGGTGAATTTAAGAGCGAATTAGAAGCCGCAAAAGCATTAGACGGTTATATTGAATTTGTTAGAAAAGAAGGAGTTGGTATTTCTAAAGAAAATGGTTGGATACAATACATGCTTTCATCTGGTCAGGCTGAAAGTGAAGCAGAGGCTAAGAGATTGATGATGCAAGTATTCAAAGAACAGAGCATGGTTAAGCTTGGCGGTTCTTTGGAGCATGCCAGGATAGTTAATAATCCATTTTATAATCCATTTCCGGATGAAGTTGCTCCTCTTTATGTAATGGATTCTTTAACTCGTTTAGAAAATATTGAACAGTTTGGAGTAAAATATACAGGTGAGTCTGCAAAACTTCCAAAATTATCAAGAGCTATTACTGAAATTCGTTTATCTAAAGGAAGAAAAGTTGCAGAGAATTTTGATAAATTTTTGAATATCGCTATGAATAGAATTAACACTGCATCCCAGGAAGCTAAATTATCTTTTTATTTAAGAACTACTCAAGTACCAAAACTTTCTTTTGCTCAAATAGTAAATAGTGGTCAATCAATTCTTAATCCATTATTAAAATCTGATAGCCGTTCAACATTTATCGGTTTATGGAAAGCACTTGGAGATAAAGGAATAAAATTTTCTTTAGAATCTGGTGCTACTATTCAATCAGTATTTAATGAAATGGCTCGTGCGACAGCAGCCGGTGGAAATTTTGGAGATAAATTCTTAAAGGTTACTGGATTCATTTGGACTGAAAAATTTAATCGTACTGTAGCAGCTAACGTTGGTAAAGAGTGGGTATTAAGAAATTTTGAACGTTTATTAAAGAATCCGGCTAACATGACTTATAAATTCAGATTACAAGAACTTGGAGTAAATGTTGAAAAAGCTTTAGCTCGTGGTTCATTAACTCAAAATGATATTTTGAAAGCAGCTCAATTATTTGCTGAGAAAACTCAATTTCGTTCTCGTCCTTTAGATTTACCTTATTGGGCTTCTTCAAATGCAGGAAAATTATTCTGGCAATTCAAAAATTTTACTTATCAACAAACCAGATTTTTATATGATAATCTTATTGGAGAAGTTAAGCGTGGAAATTATGGAAGGGCAGCAAGAAATGTCTTAGTGCTTGGAACTATATTTCCAATGGCTGGTGAAGTTCTACAAGACGTACGTTCGTTGATTACTCAATCACGAAGACCAACCGGAGCATTAGAAAGATATTGGTCTGATATAACTGGTTCTGGAGCAATGGGTATGATTTCTGATTGGGTTGATGCTTCACGTTTTGACCAAGCAGAAAGATTTGTTTTACCTCCAGTATTTTCTTCATTAACTCAATTGATAAATTCTGCTAATAACCCCGAAAAATTCCTCACTGAATTAGCAAAACAAACTGGTGTCTTTACTCCAATAGCAAATGTGATGAGAGAGAAGCAAAAAGGTAGAGAAAGTACTTTAGAATCAATTCAAAATCTTTTAGACTACTAATTGTGGATAACATTGCTTTGTAGTTTATTATGCATTGTGATATACTTATAATAGATACGAGGATGGTAGAGCAGAGTGCCATCTATGAACGTTAATAATCGGTCGCGTCAATCATTCTGCAGATTGATGAAGTTATGAAATTATTATGGCAGAACCAATTAGCGACACCCTACCTCCAAAAGAAACTCCCAAACCTGGAGAGGAAGGAGGTAACACCCCGCTTAATAAGGAAAAGTCCCCAGACCCTATTGAGGACTTAAAAAATCAGGTAGATAGGGAAAAGGCAAGAGCAGCCACCGCCTTACAATCAGAAGAGACTGCAAAAAAGAATCTTCGTAATGAAAAGATTCTTCGTATCGCCGCTGAGAAAAAGTTAAGAGAATTAACTGGCACTGGCGGAGATAATCCTCCTGCTCCCGGCAAGGTCAATGCCGAAGGGAATGATGCAGAGATGGAAAGAATAAATGCTGAAAAAGGGATTGCGAATCTTTTAATGATGAGTCCCGAGTATCAAGCGCTTCTTTCAAAGGATGAGACACTTAAGGAGATTATGTTAAGTAATCCTCTTTCACTCATTTCTGAATACATTGATGCTGAGGATGCTGTTGACCAAATAAAGAATAAGTTGGATAAGAAAATATCCGCTTCTTCTGGGGGCGCAACCCCTCCTGCTGGAGACGGTAAACCCGTTGTTAAGGCTGGAGACGTTCCACCTCCGTCATCCGAATCAATTGAGATGAAAGGAAATGTTGCTCCTGATGCAGCCGTTAAAATGTCTGCTGAAGAATGGGCAAAATTACCAAAGGAACAAAGAGGTAAAATGTTAATGGGAGAATTTTAGAAACCCCTTTCGTCATTCTCTCCCGAATGACAGGTCAAGGAAGGGAGAGAAGTATAATAGAGTTTATTTTTTATGGCTCTTACAAGATTAGTTGATGTTGATAAAGCCATTCCGGAGCTTTGGGCTAAGGAATTGCTTGTTGACGCAGAGAAGTTGATGTTCTGGAAAGATTATGAAGGTGCGCAAGGCTCAGGGATGCCTGTTATTCGTAAAGATGATTTGACTAAGCAAGCTGGTGATACTGTGAGAATTATCACAATGTCTCACTTGACTGGTGCTGGTCAAACCGGCGATACTGCTAATTTAACCGATAATGAGGAAGCACTCTCCATTGGAGAAATCGTGTTGACCTTAGCTATCAAAGCTCACGCTGTTAAATATACTAAGTACGCTGACAAGCAGGCTATCTTTGATATTAGAAGTGCCGCCCAAGGTCGTTTAGCTTATTGGTTAGCAGACAAACTTGACCAATCAATGTTCAAGATTGCTTCAGCCTCAGCTACTTATAACCTTTATGGTGGTTCAGCTACTGCCGATGCGGGTCTTGGTACTGCGAATGTATTTAATACAACCGCTATTAACAAGATTAAGACTAAATTGATTGATAATAGGGCTTTACCTATTAAAGTTCAGGATGGTCGCGCTTTCTATATCGTGGTAGTTCATCCTTATGATGCCTACAACTTACGTGCTGATAGTGTTTGGACTCAAGCCCAACGTGAAGCTAATTTACGTGGTGAAACCAATCCTATCTTTACTGGAGCTTTGGGTGTTTATAACGGAATGATTATCAGAGAATCTCAGAACGTTCCGAATGGTAGTGTTAATCCGGTAGTCGGGAATGATGCTGGTATCGGCTCTGGAACAGCTTACGTGTCTCACGTAATTGCTTTCGGTGGCGAAGCCTTTGCTCGTGCTTACGGGCAGTATCCTTCTTGGTTAGAGGAAACTAAAGATTATGGACGCAAAATCGGTATCGGTACTGATATTGTCTTCAAAGACAAACGTGCTATCCAAAAGAATGCTTTAGTTGGACACTATTACGCTAAGAATCCTAATGCTTAGGATTAGCTTAGAATGAATCTTGGGAGAGCTGAGCGATAAAGGTTCGGCTCTCTAATAGATTTAATTATTAAGTAATCATGGGAAAAAAACTTATTACAGTTGTAATGCCGGTGCTTGATGGTAAAAATTATACTCTCAATGCGCTAACAAGTTTTAAGAAGCATACTCAAATACCTTATAAAGTAATCGTAGTAGATAATGGTTCTACTGATGGGACAATAGAAATGTTGAAAGATTTCCCAGAAGTTAAAGTTATCCGCAATGAAGAAAATGAAGGTTTTGTAAAAGCAGTTAATAAAGGAATTCTCGCCGCAGACGAAGATAGTGATATTGTTGTAGCTAATAATGATATTGTTGTTGGTAATCGTTGGTTGGAAAAAATGACTGAAGTTGCTGAACAATATTCTCGCGCTGGAATTGTTTCTTTAATGACTACTGATGGAGGAGCAAAACAGAGTGTCCTTAATGGAGCGGGATTACCACAGCTTGTTGGTACTCAATTCACACCGGAGATGACAGATGACCTCAATGTTTTATTTGAAGCGGAATTTCCGGAGTTAATTCAAGAAGAAATAAATTCAATCATATTTTGTTTAGCCCTTATTAAACGTGAAGTAATCAATAAAATTGGATTACTTGGAGAAGAGTTTGGTATGGGATTTGGAGATGATGGAGATTATTGTATTCGTACTAAAAAGGCTGGTTATAAACTCATTGTAAGAAAAGATGGGTTCTTTTATCATTATAGACGTACAACATTTGGTAGATTATTTGGAGGAGCAGGTGTGCTTGAGATGCAGAGAAAAAATATCGGCATCTTGGAACGAAAGCACCCAGACCATTTTGAGAAATTGCCTCCACGTAAATTAAGAACATTAAGACCTATGAGAATTTTAATTACGAATAATCATCTTAATAGACTCGGCGGGTCGGAAACTTTTACCTATACAATGGCAAAAGAACTTGTTGAAAGAGGACATCAGGTTGAAGTCTTCACTTTTAATGAAGGTATTCTTTCTAATCTTATTCGTGAGTTCTGTCCGGTAGTTGATGCTCCAGACCGTAAGGGTTATGATTTAATGCTTATCAATCATAATACGTGTTTAAGAGTTGTTCAGGGTATTCCCGGATTTAAGATTTTTACATCTCATGGAATTTATCCTCAATTAGAACAGGTTGAACATGGAGCTAATGCTTATGTATCAATATCAGATGAGATTCACCAACATCTTATCAATAAAGGACAGGCTTCAACTGTTATTTATAATGGAGTTGATTGTAGAAAATTTAGACCTATCAATGGCATCAATGAAAAATTAAAGAATGTTTTATGTATGTGCCAAGACCAAACTGCAGCAGAATATGTAGCAGAAGCATGTAAGCAATTAAATATTGGAATTGATTTTGTGCGTTATCCTACTCATCTTTCATTTAAGACTGAGGAAAAAATAAATAAAGCTGATTTAGTAGTATCTCTTGGACGCGGAGCGTATGAAGCAATGGCATGTGCCAGGTCAGTTATTGTTTTTGATATGAGAATGTATTCTCCTCTTCGCACAGCTGATGGTATCGTTAATCAAGAGAATGCTAAAGAAATTCTTAGGAATAATTTTTCCGGTCGTCGTTTCAAATTAGAATGGGGAGTTGAAGATATTATTCGTGAATTAAAGAAATATGACCCAAACATTGCCACATTTAATAGAAACTTCGCCCTTGAAAATTTTAACATTGAAAAACAGGTTGATAAATATTTATTATTAAAGGCGCATCACGATGTACAATGATTACTAAAAACCCTAAAGAATTTTGGAATAATATCAGTAGTGGAGAAAATTGGAGAGATTATGTTTTACCAAAACGTACTGATGAAGAGGCTGATGCTGAGGGATTAAAACAATCTGATATAATCAGTCCTTATTTGATTAAGCCCGGAGTATGTGTTGATTATGGATGTGGTGTTGGAAGGGTTACTAAACATTTTAATAAACATACTACCCGGATGATTGGTTTAGATATTTGTGATAGATTTATTAAAATAGCTAAAGAACGGGATAAAGAATCTGAGTATTATAATATTGAAGATTTTAAGGAAAAAGATGTTGCTGATTTCGTTTTCTCTTTATCAGTAATGCAGCATAACGATGAAGAAAATCAATTAAAGATTCTTCAAAATATTTATGATATTCTTAAGCCGTGTGGTAGAACTTATATTACTTTTGCTTCCGGAGATGTATATCATGAGAGTGAATTTATTCATAAATTTACAATAGAAGAAATTAAGAATCTTGCCAGTATGTTTAAGGAAGTAAAAATAGAGGGTGGTAGTCTTGCTGTTTATTATGGTAAGACTGTGTCAAACATCCCTAATGAGTTAATCTTAATTGCAACAAAATGAAGATAGTTGGTATTACAAGAATTAGAAATGAACAGGAAATAATCAAGGATACCCTTGACCATTTTTCACAATTCTGTAATGGAGGTATTTATATTTATGATGACGTTAGTAATGATAAGACTGTAGAAATATGCCGAGCACATCCGGCTGTTAAGGATATAGTTATTGGAAAGGTATGGAATCCTAATCGTTTTGATGCGGAATGGCAGACCAGACAGGCTGTTTTAGAAAGAGCAAAATTAGATAATCCTGATTGGTTTATTTATTTTGATGCTGATGAAAGAATAGAGTTTGATTTTACCGAGGAAATATTAAAGAATTATGATGCTATCTGGATGAGATTATTTGATTTCTATATTACTCCGGAAGATAAAGATTTACCTTATACAGCGCGTACTAAAATGGGATGTGAATATCGTCGTATTGTTATGGCATTTAAGAATTCTCCTCATCTTCGTTATCATATTCCAGACCAGCGTATAGTGACTTTACCACCTAATGCTAAAATGTTAGAAGCAGGATTTGTTAAACATTATGGTAAAGCAATTTCAATTCAACAATGGGAGGAAACATGCGATTATTATGCATCTCATTTCCCAGAACCTTATCGTAGTAAATGGTTAGCGCGTAAAGGAAAGGCTATCCATACCGATAAATCTGATTTTGGAATGCCGTTAATTAAGTGGTCGGAAAAAGAAACTAAAGGGGTAGAGCTCAACCCAAATATAGAGCGTAATAAAGTATGATTAAAGTAGTAATGTATCTCAATCATCCTGATGACTGTGCTAATGCATGTACAGTTTATAGGAATATCACTCCCTTAAAATATTTAAGGGGTTTTAAGGTTCGTTATGTTAATAAAGTTGAAAGTCAAATTGATTTTATTCCGGCAAAACAGAAAGTAACTAATATTAAGATTGATGCCGAAGCAATTGAATGGGCTGACATTGTAGTATTCTCACGTCATTACGACCAGGTATCAATGATGGGATGTCTGGCGGAAGTAGCTCATAAAATGGGTAAGGTAGTAATTTATGAGACAGATGATTTACTTCATAGAGTAGAGCAGAATCTTGGTAAGAATCTTGGTGGTCAGGACTTGAAAGACCAACTTCGTTTTGTTGACTGGCTTTCTCCGAGTATTGATATGCTTACTGTTTCAACGGATTACTTAAAAGATTTCTATGAAAATAAATATCATAAACCAATATTTTCTTTACCTAATTCTTATGACCCAAAGATGTGGAGAGGTCTTCGTCTTTATAAAAAATTAAGAGATTTCTGGAGAAAGAAAATTAAAAGAGATGATACTATTCGTATTGGATGGCAGGGAGGTAATAATCATTTCTTAAATAACTTTAATTATATTGTTGACCCATTAAATTCTCTTGCTAAAAAATACGGTAAGAAAATTAAGTTTGTAGCAATGGCTGGTCAACATCCTAACCTTGACCCATTTGGGGGAGAAAAAGGAAAAAGAAAATTCTTAGATTTTGACTTTGAATATCGTAAACCGGTTAAGGTTAATAAGTTTCCCAGAGCTTTGGCTGAAATGGATTTAGATATTGGATTGATTGTGGTGGAAGATAATGAATTTTCAAGGGCTAAATCAAATATCAAATGGATGGAATATGCTTTATTGGGCATCCCGGCTATCTCTTCTGACGTTCTACCTTATCAAAAAACCAATGCTGTGCTTGTTAATAATACCGAAGAAGAGTGGATAATTGCCCTGGAAGATTTGGTGAATAATTCTCAAAAACGTGATATAATAGGAAAAGAAGCCTATAAGATGGTTCAGCAATTTAATATTAAGAACCACGCCTGGAAATGGGCGAAAGCCTATAAACTGGCATTGGCTGGTGGGTTGAACATTGAGGTCGGCGACTCACATGAAGAAGTTAATGAATAAAATAACTTATGGCTGCTACATTTAGTTGGGCACAATCAAACGGCGCAGGAGAAACAGTAACTGATTTAGGCGCGTCTGGAAATTTATTTAATTTCAAGACAAACGATTCAGCGACTGCTGCAGATTATAGCTCCAATCCAATTACTGCAGGTTTATGTTCTATGGAAGTTTATCTCCGTGCAAAATTCACGGGAACTTTTAATAGAATTGATAACTTACAGTTTTGGCAGAGTACTGCTTTTTCTCCGGCTACCGGTCTTCAGGTTACATTTGCTGGTAATAATCATGCTTATGCTACTCCGTCAACTACGGATAATACGCATGGTAACGTTCCAACATCTGACCCTGCTACCGCTAACGTTTCAATTGCAGGTGCTCTCACCGGCGGATTAACTGCTACTGGTTATTCTGATTACATTATTTTGCAATTAGATACCACTACGTCAGCTGCTGCGGGAGATACATCTCTTGCTACTTTTACTCTTCAATACGATGAGCAATAGAGTAAAAAACCATAAGGTTTAAGATTGGATACCACCAATCATTACGGTCTAAGAACGGATGCCACCGTTCAACCCGAAAGGGATTATATTTATGAGAATAAATAAACTTGAACTTATTTCTCCGACACAAGCAAATCCAATAGGTAGTCTTACCTTTGAAGTTGAAATGCCAATTCTTTATAAAGAAGGGGAAACAAAACCGATTAAAGAATCCGAGGAATCTCAAATTGATATTTCTCCGGAAACTCAAGAACTTCTCCAAAAAGTCGCTGAGAAGTTAATAAAAGATATTACCAAATAACATGGACTATCAATCAATAATTGCAGATAAACCATTGAATCGTGATTACGGAAAGGATATAGATTCTTCTATTCGTATACGTGATACGGCTAAAATGGATTTAATGAAATCCAGAATGTTTCTTCTTAATGCTGGCGTTAAAACTTACAAAGATGGTGATTTGATTTATTTACCGGGTCTTGATGTTAATAAATTCATAGAGTGTAATAATCAGGAATTTTACTGGGAGGCTGAAATGAAAGACGGTAAAATCATTCGCCAATTTGAGGGTAAAAAACATAATAATTATGGAAATATTGACCAGAGTCAATTGAAAATCTTTAGATGGATTTCCAATTTCTCTTATGAGACTTCTAATCAGGAGACCAGAGTCATCGTTTCCCTTGATTTTGAAACAGGTAAATTTGAATATGTAAACGGTTTTATTCCACAAGATGTACGCGCAGATGTCATCTTTGGATACCCTCAAGGTTTAGTACCTAAGCTTATTATGAAAATAATTAAACGCACCTCAACATCTCTTTCTTATCCGGATGGAGCGGTTGATGAAGTTTGTTATTATAACCGATACTTAATAGGTTGGGAAAATACTAAAGATAGTACTATTGTAGAGAAGAAGATTCTCTGCATTGAACCAAATGGATTTGTTCATCTATGGATTGGAGAATGATTTTTATAATAATCATTCATGAATTATCTATTTGATAAAAACTGGTTTGAAAAATATCAACACAAATTATTGTGGTTATTAAATACACCACTTATTAGGATTTGGTTTAGATGGGTAATGAGAATTAGGAAAGATGACTGTCCAGCCAAAATTAAGATTGATAACATTCTCCCGAATAATTTTACCTATAATACAAAGACTGTTCTTGTTGACCATATAAAGTTAAAGACAAGAGGGTGGGTTGTTTACGATATTTCAAATAGGGTTCATAGAAGATTAAGAGCTAACGGCTACCCTATTGAACAGAGATTAGCAGAACAAAGGACAACTGATTTTAGGGTAAAGAATAAATACTCAAACCGATTATACTCTGCTTTCAAGTGGGTTTGGTATTTATGTCATGCTTGGGATTTGGGATTTGCCAATAGGTTCTCCCCCAAATTAAATTTGGGGTTTGATACCTTAACAGTTTATCCGGCAGCAGGGGCAAATAGTCCGGTTGACGGCCCAGTCCATAGAGACGGAGTTAATGAAAGCTTTGCTACTATCAGAGCTGGAGCAGGAAACGGAGCTTATCCTGACGCTACGACTGCGTATATAAATAACACAGGAAATGGAAGTACTGGTTTCGTAGACTGGCGTAGAGGTATTATTTTATTTGATACAAGTGCATTAACATCTGGAGCCACAATAAGTGCCGGAGTGTTATCGTTATATATTAAATCTGAATACGTCCAAATAGGTAATATAGGAGAATGTTTAGTTTCTGCAAATCCAGCAAATACTAATAATTTGGTTAATGCCGATTATGCTATTGCCAATTTTGGAACTACAGAGTTGGCCACAAGAAGATCAATAACGAGTGATAATAATCCCAATGCTTATTACGGATTTACATTAAATGCAAGTGGATTATCTAATGTGAGCAAGACGGCCATATCAAAGTTTGGTAATCTAAATTCTTGGGATTTTGATAATACAAATGGTAGTACCGGTGGAAGTGGTGGAAGTGGTTGGTCTTGGGCTACAGCGGACGACACAAGCGGAACGAAAGACCCTAAATTAGTTATTACTTATTCATTAAAAACTACTTACGATAAAACCGTCACCGCTAAAGGTAGAATCAAAACTGCTGCTATTACTAAAACTATTACTGCTAAAGGAAGAATTAAAACTGTTCCTACTAAGACTATTACCGCTAAAGGCAGGATTAAAAAACTTGCTAACTCCGGAACGATTCAGGCAAAAGGAAGAATCAAAAATACTTTAACCAAAACTATTCAGGCAAAAGGTAGGATTAAGGTTATTGATAATACCAAAACCATTCAAGCTAAAGGACGTGTTAAACAAGTTGATGTTACTAAAACTATTCAAGCTAAGGCTAAAATAGTAAAGAATATTTCCAGTACAATTCAAGCTAAAGGAAGAATCAAGAATGCTATATCCGGAACGATTCAGGCTTTAGGTAGAATTAAGAAAACATTAACTCCGTTTTTATCTAATTTTTCTTTACTTTTTGGGGGGACTGGTAATGTTACAACCTCAAGTTTTGCTTTATCGGGAACGGTATTAACCGTAAGTGGTTGGGTAAAATTAAGTTTAAGTACCCTTAATCAAGCGATAATGACTGATAATATTACCTCAGCTACTATTGGTCATATTTGGGTATTTAGATATAAAAATTTTAATAGATTATATTGGAGTTATGCTGATGGTTCACTTGATAATTTAATAGGAATGAATACTTTTTTTACTGGATATGAAGATGTATGGGTACATTTTGCTATTATTGCTGATTATTCCAGTCCATATTCTATAAAATTTTATAGAAATGGTGATTTAATACAAACGAGTAATATGGTTGGCACTCCTGTTTTTCCAATAACTAACAATGTTAAACGTTTTGGTAATAATATAACAAATGGTAATATTTCAAATTTAAGAATTTATAATAGAAGATTAACAGATTTAGAAATCAAAGAATTATATGGTAATGGTAATGTTGACCCGACCGGATTACAGGGAGAATGGAAAATGGATAATGGAAGCGGTTTAACAGCCACTGATACTTCTGGTAATAATAGAAACGGAACATTGTCTGCCTCCGGTGTTAGTTGGTCTAATGATTCTCCTATTGGATTTTTATCATTCAAAGCGAGGGTTAAAATAATTGATAACACCAAAACAATTCAGGCAAGGGCTACGATAGTAAAATCAGGAAGTGGGACTATTCAAGCTAAAGCAGATATTAAGAATGAAGTCAATCAAACCATCCAGGCTAAAGCTGATATTAAAAATACTAACGATAAATCTATTGAATCAAAAGTCCGTGTAAAAATAATTGATATTGATAAAACCGTTCAAGCCAAAGGAAGAATAAAAAACACTTTACCTCAAACTATTCAATCAAAGGCTCGCATAAAAAGTACAATCCCTACCACAATTCAGGCAAAAGCCAGTATATTGAATTTACAAACCAAAACAATTCAAGCCAGAGGAAGAATCAAAGTTATTGATAATACTAAGACTATCCGGGCTAAAGGTAGAATCAAAGTAATTAACAACACAGCAACCATCCAGGCAAAAGGAAGAATAAAAAGTAATCTTACTAAAACTATTCAAGCTAAAGCAAGAATTAAAAATACTCGTACCGGAACTATTGCTGCAAAGAGTAGAATCAAAACTATCAATACTAAGACTATCCAAGCAAAAGCGAAGCTATGGGCTGCGCGTCTTGGCGTTATTGAAGGAAACCGAGCCTTATATGGTAAGGTGGGTATGCCTAATAATGCAAGATTACAGCCCGGTCGTCGTAATACAGCTTCAATTATACACGGTAAGCGCTTGGTTAAAAATGGTTAATGTAGTATAATATAGGTATGACTTACGCTCAATTTATTACAACGTTAAGGGCAGAAGCCAAAGACATGGCTCACCCAATGCATAACGATTTTACCGGTGATGGAAGTACCACTTTATTTGTGGTATCCGATGCACCAATTTTAGAGGGGTCGTATGTAGTTTTGGTAGGTGGTACTCAAAAAACAGAAACCACTGATTACACTTTAGACCGGGAACTCGGTTTAATTACTTTTGCTACTGCTCCAACTCTTTCAACCGCTGTTACTATTGATTATAAATATGTGCATCTTACTGATGCATCCTGGCTTACTATTATCAATAAAGTTATTGATGATATGGAAGGAGAATTTTTTAAGGAAGTAACTGATGCTTCTTTTGGAAACAGTGTTGATGGTCAGATTAAATACGATGCTCCTACTTCATGTATTGATGTAGTTAATTGGTGGTATAAAAATTCTAATGACGATAATGTAAAATGGGAGATGCTCACAGAATTTTCTAACTGGAGATATTGTAAAGATGAGAATGACCTTCATCTTGGTTTAGCTTTTAATTCTATCTATCCAATGAAGCTTCATTACTTGAAGGGATATACTCGTGGGGCTACAACTGCTGCTACTTTAGATATTCAATCACAGTTTGAGGGAGTGCTTCAGCTTGGTTGTCTCTGGAGATATTATGATTATAGATTAGCAGACCGTATTGAAACCACTACTAAGGTAGCTAAGGAAAGAACTGTCACTCCATTACAAAATCTTCAGGCTATATCTCAACATTATTATAAACTCTACTTAAAAGAGAAGGGTCGTAAGAAACCTACTAAACCAATGCGAATACTTAGCGCTAAGAATCCGCGTGGTGGTACACCTTAATATGAGACCATTAGCATTACCAGAAAAACTTCCGGAAGATTTAGAAAAAGTAAAATCTCTTATTCAAGAGCGTGTTTCTTATATTGATGAAATTGATAAAGAAATTAAATTGAAACAACAGGAGAAATCCTGGATGAGGAATGAAATAAATAAATTACAAAATGTCGGGAGAAGTTTATTGATGATTACTCCACGAAAAGAAAAAGTGGAGGAATAAAACTATGGTTGATATTCGTAATAAATATCATATTGCATTAAACGATATTGGGTACGTTCTTCAGAACGCGCCTGAATCTCCTGCTTATATTCTCTCTCAGGCTGCTTTGTTTAATAATCGTTTAGCTCAGGGAGATAGAACCTATGACGACTTTGCTCAATGGTGGTATTGGGCTCAAACAGATTGGTGGAATGGATTTAAGAACGATACATCCTGGGCGGATGATGCAAAGTATTATTACTCAACTAACATTGATACTTTTTCTGAGCCCGGAGCAATAAAATTGATTTCCGGATTACTTTTAGAAGAAGATTTTACTGAAGATATTTGGTGTGGCGCTTATGAAACAGTAGGTAGCGCTTCTTATATGTATATCGGTACTAAATATGATGCTGATGGTAAAGCCAGACTTTATCAGAATGTTACCGGAACATGGTCTAATATTATTAGCGCTTATATCCCAGCTACATCAGAATGGGTAGCGGATGTGATTGGTCATAAGGCTAAATTATGGGTAATAACAGTTGGGGCTGCTAACGCTGAAACTTATGCCGTTTTTAAGTGTGATGCTGACGGAGCTAACCAAACTGATTACACAGCAGATATTGCTACTGCTATGGGATGGACTAAAGTAACTGGTGGCACGTGTTTAGCCAGTGATGGAAATGTACTTTATGTTGGAGTCCATCAATATGGTAGTAGTAAATATGGTATTGTAAAAACTGCTGATGCCGGAACTACCTGGACTAAACTTGTTGAATTTACCACTGAAGATATTATTGCTTGTATGGCTTTAATCGGAGGTAATATTTATTATTTAATTGAACATGCTTCATCTTATGAATTAAGACAGTTCTCCTTAGCCGATTCAGTAGACATTTCTTTACAGATATTTATTTCTTCATTCTCAAGCATATCTATTAAGACTGCATGTTCCAGGAGATTGATTCACGCTTTTCAGGGAAGAGTTATTATTACAATACCGGATAAAGAAATATGGGAAATTGATATTTCAACTGGAGCATTAACCAGATTATTAAAGATGGATGATTTTAAGAAAACAACTATGTCATCTATTGCCGGAGAGTCAGCCTGGTCTATCGGCATCCTTGCAGTACAACAATTGAAGGGTGGAATTATTCACGATAATAAAATATGGTGGGGTAATCTTTCTTATGATGGCTCACGATTTTATAATACAAAAAAGAATTACGCAGATACTGCTAATAAATTTGCTATCCCGGTCTTTAGTAATAGTAGCACCATATACTGGTTATCAGAAGAAGATGCCAGTCTTCTTTACGTAGACTCCGGATATAAGGGTACTGCTGATAAAAATTATTTAGTGTTTAATAATAATGATAAAATTTCCGGTGTAGATAAAATTGCTTTTTCTATTACCCTTCTTTTCAAAAAGTTTGTTACGGGTCAAAGTATCGTAGTTGAATATCATACCGGTGAGTTAGCTGCTAATACTACCTGGACTGCTCTTGGTACTGCTTCTTATGCTTTAGATGGAGCAAGCGCCACTCAAAAGATTCTTTATTTTCCAGTCAATACTTCTTATAAAAAGATATGGATTAGAGTTAAATTAAATAGTGGTGGTTCAGATACTCCGGCGCTTTATGATTTAGTTTTAGCTTATTTACCTACACCATTCTTAGATAAGGATTGGGCTATTAACATTGACTGTGGTAGTGAAATAAGATTATTAGACGGTAGTTTAGAGAATCGTAGGGGTAGAGAACTTAAAGGAAAACTTGAAGCAGCCTGGCTCACACGACAGATTCTTGATTTCCAGGATGTGGATTATGCCTCAACTGCTATCAATAATGTAGATGGGATGACTGCAGTCGCTACCAGTGTGACCGTAGATGACACCTCAGAATTCCCGGAACAGGGTAGAATTCGTATAGGAGATGAGATAATTTACTATACTGGTAAGACTCCGACCTCGTTTACGGGGCTTTCCAGGGGTCAGAAGGGCACTCTGGCGGTGTCCCACGCTAACGATATTACTGTTCATAATGGTTATAAAGTAATGATTCAAAATTTTCGGGCATCTGTACCGATACTTAATAATGATAAAAAGCTTGAGTACATAGTCGCTTTGAGTTTGCGTGAAATTATTTAATTATTGTGTTATAATATAAACATGCCATTAACCAAACCAGAAAATTTTATAGAGAAAGGTGGGATTGATGAAAGAGACCAGAATCATCCTAACTTCCCCAAAAAAGTAATCAAAGTATTTCTTAAACCACTGACTCAGAAGGTGATTGAAAAAGAACTCTGGTTTGAAGTTATTATTTCTATGATGATATTTTTCACGGGAATTGGAGAGCTTATAGGTCGGAAGCTTTCTTTTGGATGGTTTATCATTTTATTTCTTTCTCTCTTTATAGTTGCATTCAAAATGTGGTACAAAATTACTGCACCTATTGAAGACAAGAAAGTAATTCAGCCCTTAGAAGCTGAGGAAGAAAAAGAAATAAAGTAATCAAGAAATGGAAGAATCAAATTGTGATAGAGAAAAAGAATATAAAGAAGCCATAGTAGGAGAATTATCAAAGATGTTTGAACAGAGGGGTTTTATTTCTCATGAAAGTAAAACGAGAAAAATTCTTTTCAATGAAATATCTTTGTTAATTGCTATAATCGGTGTAGTTTCTACTGCTATATTTTGGGTAACTAATCCTCATCAAGAATTAGAATTAAAGGTAGCACAATTACAAGAAAGAGTTGAGAGTAATAAAAGCGTTGCAACAGCATTGGCAGAAATTAAGAATAATGATTTGAATGAATTTCAATTACGTTTAGATAGAATTGAAGCCAGACAGATTGAAGAGATGAAAACAATGTCAAGGCTTGAGGCTTTATTATTAAAAAAATAAATATGCCAAATGAATTTGAATTCCAATCTGGCGCGGTCATAGATACCAGACCAGAAAACAAAATAATAAAAGATTTTAATTTTAAGGAGGCAGTTTCAACTGCTTTCCCGGTTAATTGGATAGAGAAAAAACCGTGCGACTGGAGACGTTTTCCAGACCAGAATCAAGATGGTAGTGGTTCGTGTGTAGCCCAGACTATTAAGAAGATAGCTGGAGTTTTAATATGGTTAAGGGAAAAGACATTCATTACTTTTTCAGCTACACCTATCTATCAAAATAGAAGTAATAAACCCAACGCCGGAATGCTTGGGGTAGAAGCTTTTGATATTTGGTACAATAAAGGTATTATTACAGAACAACTTGTGCGGTCTGAAAATATGAGTGATGCTCAGATGGACGAAGAATTGATTGAAGATTATCAAAAAAACATAGCTAAAGAGTTTAGAATCAGCGGTCATATTGGTATTGACTCCGGTGATTTTGAAACAGTAGCGTCGGTGATACAATATACCGGCAAAGCCATTATGACCTGGTTCTATTTTACAGCAGATGAATGGTCTCAAGAGATTCCTACTATCAATGATTCATATTTACCATTAGAATCCGGATTGAAACATTCAGTTACAGCTGTTGATTTCTTCCTTTATAATGATAAGAAGTATATTTTAGTAGAAGATTCTGCTCATTTTGGTGGGTTTACATATCATTTAATTAGTGAAGAATTCTTTAAGATGCGTAATTGGTTTACTCGTTATCCGATGTGTTTTCAATTTGAAAAAGGTACAATGTTGAAACCAGTTTATAATTTCACTACTCCATTAGTCTTTGGTCAGTTAAATAGAGACGTTAAGAACTTACAAGACATTCTTAAATATGAAGGATTATTCCCTCTTAATATAGAGTCTACCGGATACTACGGAGCAATCACGGCTAAAGGAGTCTATCAATGGCAGATTAAAAATAATATCACCACTCTCTCAGAGCTTAATGTTCTTGAGGGTCGTAGAGTAGGAAATAAAACTATAATCGCGCTTAATCAAATTTATGGAAAATAAACTTTGGAATTTAACAAATACCGGAATGGCTTTAATCGGAGCAGGCTTCGTAAAATTAGATGATTTAATTATTGGATTATCTTTAATCGGAGCTGGTGTTGTTCTCCAGGTTTTAGTAGCTGTTTTGAATAAATATAATATACCGGTATCCACTCCTCCACAAGGTTAGAAAAAAAGAACCAGGTTAAGGTCGGACTGGTTCAGAAATGAAGTTTAATATCAATAGACGTTGCCTTACAAAAACGCCCCCATTTTTCAGGGGATGTTTTTATTTAAGAAAGTTATTCAGCTAAGATTTCTGCGAACTTTTCTTTTTGTTCGTCAGTTAAAGCATCCTTACTATCTTTTATCAATTGCTTTTGTTCTTCTGTTAATTCGCTAACAGGAAGTTCAAGAACAATCTCTAACTCAGTTTTTTCTTGTTCCATGATAATACTTATTAAGAGAAAGCCCGACTACACTTCCTCGTCATATTCATCGTCTTCATTATTAAGAGAAAGGATGTCATCGTCCTCTTCAAAAGATTCTTCATCACCATCAACATCTTCTTCATCATTAAGCTTCTTTACCGGAATATCATCAAATTCATCATCTTCATCTTTTAATTTCTTTTTATTTTTAGCCATGATTTAATTTATTAAAATTAACGTTGGAGGTCATAGATATGAACCCCTAAAGCGTGGTCAATTTCATGCTGGACTACATAAGCTCCTACTCCGTTCATACCCATACTCATTGTCTTAAGTCCACCATACCACGTTGGGACTTGAAAGACAACAGTAATCTGGTCATATCTACTTGTGTTTACCATTAAATG